GGGCTCTCTGTGGGTTTGGCTGGGCGGCGGATCAGGTGGCGACCGGCAGGTACTGGCCGAGCTTGATCTTGACCGTGGACGACGGGTTGGCGGCGGCTTCCACCGCGACGCCCACGCACTGCTGCGCGGTCGTGGTTTTGTTCACCACCTTGTTGGTCGAGTCCCAGAAAACGCGGTCGCCGACCGAGATCGCCAGCGCGGAGGTCTTGCCGATGGTGACGACGCCCTCGGTGATGAACGCACCGGGAGTCGAGATCGCGACGTCGGCAACGGCGACGCCGAACAGGCCGGCGCAGTGGAGCTAGCCAACGCCGGCGGCAACGGCGGCGGCGGGCGTCAGGGTGATGGACCGGCCATCTTCTACGTAGGTTTGCATGGTGTGGCTCCTTGGGGCTGTCTGCTTGGCAGGCGGGCGGGATGGCCCGCCTGCGGGTGGCTGGGGAGAGTGGCTTAGTTCGGGTTCTTGGCCAGGCCGCGATGGTCGAGCGCTTTCACGCCGGCATCGATGCGGACCTTGAACTCGACGCCGTCGACGGTCCATCCGCCCTGCTGTTCGAGGGTCGGGGCGTCGTTGCCGTCGAGGTAGGCGACTTCGATGGTGTCGTTGATCATCGGGTTGGCGGCGCAGAACCAGTTGCTGGCGCTCGACACGTCCAGGCGCGGGTCGGCGATGACCTGGAAAGTGTCTTTCATCCAGTTCGGCGTCGTCGCGGTCTTGGCCGAGGTGATCTCGTTTTCCGCCGAGGCGATGGTCCGGGCGAGGCCCCACAGCGCGCGCGGAACGACCAGGTAGGCCATGTTGATGTTCAGGGTGTTGCCGGTGGCGTCGGTCTGCTTGGCCATGGTCGCCGCGGCGATGTCGACCGAGGCGGTAGACAGCGCGGCGGCGGTCAGCAGGTTGGCGTGGTTGGCGTGGAACAGCGCGACTCCGTCGGCCATGGTCGGGTTGCCGGTCAGCACGGCATAGACCAGATTGCCGACGGTTCGGATCGCGGCCCGGCCCATTTTCGCCGGGATGCGCGTGAAGCTGTCCAGGTCGTCATTGACGATCGCGTGGCGGGTGATCGAGAACAGCTTGCCGTAGGTCGCGAGCTGGATCGTTTCGCCGCGGTCGCCGACGGTGGCATAGGTGTACTCGGCGCCCTGCTCGACTTTCGACAGCGCCGGGAAGGTGTTCAGGTCGACGCGCTTGCTGGCCTTGAAGTCGGGCAGCGTGCCGCGGCTGGTCCACTGTTGGAAGGTTTCCTCGGATTCCTGCCAGCCCTTGAGCAGCGCCTTGTTCGCGACGTCGGCCAGGAGGTTCGTGAAGTCGCTGGTCGAGTGCGTGAAGGCGGCGGCGACGACGCCCATTTTGTCCATGCCCTTGGTGGCGATGTTGCGGCGGGTCAGGCAGGCGCGCGCGAGTTCGGTGAGCGTGTAGCCGCGAAACTCGTTGCTGCTGTCCATCGTCGTCAGGCCGGCGCGGATCAGCAGGCCACCGGTTACGCCGGCGCGGAATTTGTCGGACTCGTCCTCGACGGTGTAGATCAGGCCATGGCCGAGCGGCACGACGTTGCGGCCGATCATGGCCAGCAGGTCCTTGCGGAAGGTGTCGACGCCGTGGCCCTGGTCCTGTGC